GATGACATTTTGCCTTATGATGAGTTTGATCAAGTAGGTTGGGACAAACATAAACTTTGGATATATCATCCTGAAGGAAACATTAAACGTTCATACCATTTAGATGGTCGCCAGGGTACACAAAAGTTTACGGTAGATGATGAAGCCTGGGGCTATACAGAATGAGATTAGGCATCATTGCAAGGTCTGATAATACAGGATTAGGCAACCAAACAAGAAGTCTTGTAAACATGCTTAAGCCAACAAAAATTCTTTTAATTGACTCTAGGCCATTTAATCAAAATCAACAGCATCCTGAGTGGTACAGCAAATATGAATGCATAACAACAAGAGATGGGTTTGCAAGAAGAGAAGAAATAGTACAGTTTCTTGAAGGCGTTGATGTTGTTTTAACTTGTGAGTCTTTTTATAGTGAAATGTTTTTAAGTCTTGCACAAAAAAGAAAAGTAAAAACAATTCTTCAATATAACTATGAATTTCTTGATTTAATTATTAACCCAAATCAAAGAACCCCTGACTTACTTTTATCACCAAGCCTATGGAAGATTGATCACGTCAAAGAAGTTTTAGGAGACATAACAAAGATTGCATATCTTCCACCACCGATTGATCCAGATTTGTTTGCTGCACAAAGGGAAACCAATATATCTAAAACACATAACAGAATACTTCACATTGCAGGCAAATTTGCTGCTAAAGATAGAAATGGCACTAGCACTGTTATTGAAATGCTTAAGTATTCAAAAGAAGATTATGAGTTAGTTATAAAAAGTCAGACACCAGTTGAAACCGACTGTCGTGATCCACGTTTAGTTATTGATACATCTAATACAGAAAATAACGCTAATCTTTATAGTGGGTTTGACGCAATGGTTCTTCCAAGAAGATACGCTGGTCTTTGTTTACCAATGAATGAGTCTTTGATGAGCGGTCTGCCAGTTTTTATGACTGACATATCACCAAATAATGCGGTTCTTCCATCAGAATGGGTTGTTGAGTCTAACAAAATTGATAAACTTTTAACAAGAATGACCCTTGATGTTTATGCTGCTGATCCAAAAATTCTTGCAACACGAATAGATGAATACGTAAAACTAAAAGATAAGCAAAAATCAAAGAACAAGGCAATAGAAATAGCATTAAACAATTTTGATATTAATTTTTTAAGGCAACAATACCTAGATGTTATTAATAATATATGCAGTTGAAAATTTTCTTTTTATATCAATTAGATTAACAAATGTTGCTTTATCATCTTTTATAAACTGAATATCAGTATCTAATAAAGTTATTTTATAATTAGTAAACTTTAATATAAAATAAGAAAACCAAAGATCATCAATTATGTGGTATTCTTCTGGACATTCAAATATTCTTTCATCTAAAAATATTTTGGCAGAACACATAAGGCCACCAGTACCAGCATAATTACCAAACTCTCCTGGATTTAGCCTAACCTTTGCCCAGTAATCTTCTTTAAAAGAGTGAGCATAAAAAGATTTTATTTCATTTTCATTGTATTGGTCATAGCAGTCTTGCATAAAGCTTGAAGGCAAAACCTCATCATCATCAATAAATATTATCTTTTCATAGCCTTCTTTTGCAAGATCTCTTGCCATATAAAATCTTGAGAATTGTTTATATTTGTTTTCATAGTTTTTAATAAATACATTTATGTTAAGATCAATACCATATTTTCTAAAATAACCAATTAGTTTGTTGTCACTATTGTAGGAATTATTTGAAATATAAAGATCAAAATCTTTATTGGTTTGTGCATGCAACTTTTGTAACAGTTTTGGCATGTTTGTTAATCTAATGTATGTGCATAAAATTAATGCTGTCTTAGATTTTGGCTTAACCTGATCTTCATGTATGTATGTCATAGTGTCAAAGAAAGAGAGGGATAGGCCAGATAGACATATCCCTCCCTAAAGAATTACTTCTTCTTTGCTGCTGCTCGCTTAACAGGAGACTTCTTGACTACCTTTGCAGCCTTAAGAGCCTTGTCTACAGCCTTTGCATCTGGTAGACGACCAAATGCAGCGTCTGCTGGATTGATTGCTCTCATTAGCACTGGGACAATAGCACCAAGCAATGAGTATGCAAGTGTCTGTGGATCAGTAATTCCAGCAGCGTACATTGCTGTACCTGCACCAATTGCTGATCTTCCGTATGAGGCAAGCGCCTTCTTTAGTTGTTCGTTCATATTTTTCCTCCTAGGATATTGCATTAGTTATAACCGTAAAGCCAATCCATAGACCAATAATTCCTGCGACTCCCGCAAAAACTGGTGGTGCTGGAACTGGCAATTTGAATGCTGCGAATGCTACGCCACATCCAAAACCTGTGATTACTGACATGATAATGTCTTTCATTTTACTTCCTCTTCTTTGGGCAGTAGAGCCTTCAATTTTTCATACTCTTCTGCTATTTTTTTCATAGAATAATAGTTTGGCGCCATACCCATTACATCGCCATACTCCTTAAAGTAATTAATTTCTTGTGCTGTTTGATCAATAAAAGTAGTTAACCCAGCCTGAACATCTTCAATATACTGATATGCCCAATCACGAGAATCAGAAAGAAACTTAATAAAGTTTTCTTTATGAACACTCTCATCTGTTTTAATTTTAGACTCTTCAATGTCATTAATTAATTTTTCAAGAAGCATCATGTCAATAAATAACTTTTGATATTGAACACGAATCTTATTAAAATTATACATAAGGCTTAGATATGCTACGCTAACAGAAAATAAACATGCTGACACAACAATTAAAGGCGTACTCATACTTCTAGTGCCTCTCTTGTAACTAAAACAATTGCACCATTTTGTTCTAGCGCATCTTTGATCTTTGCAACATATTGAACTGCTTCTATCTTTTCATCATGTAGCATTGGTATAAAGTCTTTTTCATTAAGCTTAATTGTTAAAAAACTATCATTATCAATTATACTTACTCCAAAGTTTTTAGGAGTAGCTATTGAATGAACGGCTCTACGCATTTCATCTGTATACATCAAACTTCTCCATCGCTTGTATAATTAAAAAGATCTTCAAGACAAGTAAACCCAATATCTTCATTAACATCTAATGACTTCATAAGAATAAGCCATGTCTCTTCAATATACTTCTTGGCAATGTCTGTTGGTATTACTAACTCAGAGTCAATTGCAAATGCAAGAGGAAGACCAAGATCATTATAAGAAATAAAGTCTTCAAAAGTTTTTTCTTCTTTATGGTTTATCCATAATTCAGCAAGGATTGAACAAACATCCTCAAAAGATGTTAATTCATTTCCGTCGTCAGAGATTGCCATACCTCACCCCATTGTTCTTTGCTCTTGTGTTTGTTAAATTCCCTTGAAATTTCTCCACTTTCCAAGTATACACCACCCCAAACACCCCATTCTTTTCCAGAAACCCCATTAGCAAAACATGTTTTTGCAACGGGACACGAAGCACAAAAATTATCTATATTAGATCTTAGCTCAACATCCTCTTCATATTTATCAAAATATAAATTAGTATCTAGCCCAAGACACTTAGCCTTATCTTTCCACAAATGCTGCTTCAAGGATTACTCCTTATACTTATTTGGAATATCCCAGCCGTTGCGATCAACTGTATAAACCTTATGTAGGTACCATTCACCATTTATCCTGATACCCTGTGGAGATGTACGACCAACGTCAGACCTTTTTATGTCAATGACATTCCATCCATCCCAGCGAAGATTACGATTCTTCTTTACGAGTGATTCCATTACTTCTAACTTGTTTACAATCATTTTTATCCTTTAGTATCTAAAAATTCCGACTTCAATATTTTTGAGTTCGGCCTCTGCAACTAATCTTGAAACTGCTTCTTTTGGTTTGCTAAGAAATGCCAAATAGTTTACATGCTCTAAATTTTCTTCAATATATGATGCTGGCACCTTAAAGAACTTAAGCTTTTTTCCTCTAGCCTTCATTCCTCTTTCAGAAAGATTACAAAACTCAGAAACCATTGAGTTAATTCTGACTGGACCTGCTGAGTAGACTAACAGTTCTTTATCTTCGTCTTGCATTGCAGACATTGCAACACCCATAGCACGAAGAAAGACCTGATAATCATCAAAGTCTTTCGTTCCCTGTACTGCTACTATCATCATTACTTCCATTCTTAAGGTTATCCAAAATGAATAACATCTTATCAATATCTTTTTTTGACATATTTGCTGTGTCTATTGGCTCTGTAGTGTCTGCATTAACGTTACCGCCGATTGCTTCTGCACAATAAAATATATTATTGTTTACCCAATAAGCCTTGTCCTCTATAAAAATAACCTTAATGGTATTTTTCTCAACATGTTTTAATGATTGAGATTGCCGTCTTGGTCTTTCATATAAAGTTTTTGGAATAAAATCTTTGATCATTAAATGTATGCTACTTTGAGTGTATGCAATACCAGGAAATGATCTAGTTTTTCTTCCTTTATAAAGTATATATGAAGTAAGGCACAATGTCAAGCCTATGGCAATAAAATGTTGTGCCTTCATATTTTTTATTCAGACTTTTTATTTTTTACAACAGGCTCATCTTGAGGTGCTGGAACTCTACTCATAATGAGTTGTCCTTTTAAAACCTCATACTCAAGATCTGAAACCTTTGTTTTATAAAAAACAACAAGTTGTTTTAACTCATCAAGAGTTAGTTCATTCATAGTTTACCCCTTTAACTAATATTACTTATAAAATGGGCTTAGATCAAG